CGAGCCTAACATGTTCGGAATGCACAAAGCGTTACCTCACGAAGATGCGCTCAGGGAACACGGACCAGGGATCAGGAGAGCTTATACTTACAAATCATTGAATAAATTAATTCAAGGATCCGCAGCTGATATGACTAAAAAAGCAATGTTAGATTTATACAAAGAAGGTATTGTAGCACATATTCAAATTCACGATGAATTAGATTTATCTGTAGAGTCTCAAGAACATGCAAATAAGATTATTGAGATTATGGAGAATGCTGTTACATTAGAGGTCCCAAATAAAGTTGATTACGAGTCAGGTGAAAATTGGGGAGATATTTTTGAATGATAATTTGGACAAGCTGGAGGGCTAAACTATGGCATATCTTAACGCAAATATTCCACCCATTTATTGCAAAGTTAAGACCGAGTATTTATACGACATGGACATGTCTAAGAAAGGTGAAGAGGATTGTGTTGCTTTTGGTATTACGAGCATATCAGGGCGTGCGATCTTGTTTAATATCATGTTACCCAATGGTGCGTGCTATTGGCGTTTGCCTATATCAGCGTTTTTCCAAAAACGTTTTTCTAGAGCCGAAGTGCCAGATATGTCGGTTGACCAATTACAATTGTGGAATTGTTTTAGTTATTGGCCTAGCGTTCATTGCTTTGATTGGATGGCTGGTCTAGACGGTAAATTTCGTGGAAAAGATAAAAAATTTTATCACGGACAATATCTTTTTACCATTGATTGGGCCCATCCTGATACTAATATACTTAATGTTGAACATTCTGAAATACCTCAAGAACATAAGTGCGCACATATTATTCAACTTGAAAATGGCAATTATGCCGCTCAGCCAAATAATCGTTGCATTTGGCATGTTAATAGTTTCACTACTGATAAGAGTTGGCCGGATTATAAAGTCCAAACTACGTATTGGGACGTAGAAGGATCCGATTGGGTTACTGAAGACTCTGATAATATGTTCTATGAGTTAGAACCAAATAACGCTTCTCAAGACAATTAAAATAGTATATACTGATCCAATTATGGATCACAAAGATTTTATTAAATTAATTAAGTTTAGAGATGCTGAAGCAAAAAGGCAAGCTCAAGCTACCTTTGTCGCACGTAATAGAAATTCTAGGCCTAGAGCAAAGAATAATCTTATTGCACCTCACTTAAGAAACATATAATATAACCGGATTAACGGGGACCAAATGAGACTATTATTGACACTATTGGTGTGCATATTTTATGCAACTACAGCCAATACAGACACTACACAAAACAACGTTTCTGGTGGAAACACATCTATTACAGGGGGATATAGTGCATCAACCACATATGAATCTGGCTCTTCATCTAGCAGTACTACTACTAATACTTCTAATTCTAATATAAGATCAGCACCTCCAGCAGCATACGCACCAGGATTTAATGGATCAGGAATTGATGTTTGTAGCACTGGAGTATCAGGTGGCGTACAAACTTTTACATTTGGTATATCGGGTGGAAAATCAGTTAGAGATTTAAATTGTGAGAGAATAAAACTTGCAAGAGAACTTAAAGCAAATGGTATGGCCGTTGCTGCCGTATCTTTGTTATGTCAAGACGCAAGAGTATTTGCAGCTATGGAAAATGCAGGAACCCCATGTCCTTACAAAGGCAAAATAGGTAAAGAAGCAACAAAAGAATGGAAAAAACATGGTAGCAAACTTAGACCAGACTTTGATCAATATACAAAAGCATTAAAAATTATTGAAGAAGAAGAAAAGAAAAAGGAGATTAAGTTTGCTAAAGAATTTAACAAAGCTTCTAAGTCTAATTCTAATAAGTAATTTAGCCTATGCTGACACTACTAACAATCTTGTTTCGCAAGACTTTACAACGGGTTGGACGAATACGGGCAATACTTATCATGGTTCTAATACAATTGCTGGTGTCCATGGGGGCATTGTTGAGTCTGATCCTGTTTCTTTAAATTCATTAGATATAAATAAACAATCTTTAAACGAAGGATTTACTGTAACAGGTGGTGCTGACATTTGGTTTTGGAATAGTTATTCTCAATCGGTAACTCAAACCATTAAGACTGTAGATGATAATGGAAACACTCTTACACAAACCAGGGTTATTAATGGTATTCAAAATGGTTTTCAAACTTATACAGATCAACTTATTATCAATTCAAATTCACAACAAGACTATGATGTAAATCTAAAATATAGTTTTAGTGTACCAGGAACATCGGGTCATTATGGTGCAGACCTAAAAAATCCTTATTTATCAGTAACTTATACCTATGTACCCCCTTTAGATAACGCAACACAAACGGCATTATTAGATTTAAATAATGATATTAAAGATGAATTAAAAGATGTTGATACGTTTAAATTTGAAGAAGAAGTAAAGATAGAAGAATGGAGTACATTAGAGCTCCAAACAGATACAGAAGAAATGAATTTTCAGGAGACATTTACAGAACTTCCAAAATTTGAAACAAATGAATCATTACCAGAATTGAAAGAAGAAGATAAGCAAGAAGTTCTTGATACCACCACATTTACAGAGAGTTCGGAGCCTTCCGATGAAAAAACTGACGCTCCTCTTTCTTCGGCTGAAGATTCTCAGGATCCTCAGGAACCACAAAGTGTGGAACAGGAGCCATCATCACTACAGGCTGAACAAAAATCGAACGAGGAATCAAGTACAGAGACAGAAACATCGACAGAAGAAGAACAAACAACAGAAGCTGTAGCTGACAGCAAAAGCAACGTTTCAAGTGAGAAAAAATCGATTTCATTGGCGAAGAGTATGGATAAGATAGACGCACAAGTCAAGGATATTGGCAAAAACTTACAACTTAAAAACCTTGTAAAATTAAAAACAATGATAGATAATTCCGCGCTTCAAGAATACGCAAATGTTGAATTTTATAAACCAAAAGCTATTTACCTGGATCAAGCAAACATCAGAGACGATAGAATACTATATAATACTGTTACCCTGGTATCTTATCAGCAAAAAGACCCGCTTTTTCAGGCTGAAAAAGAGTTGTTTGAGATTAGACAAGAAAAACAAAAACTGATAAAAGAATTGTGGATTTTAAAAAATGGATAAAATTAAAAACAATTTAGAAAAAATAGTTGTCTGGATAGGACTTATTACTGCTATCGGTGGTGGTTTTACCGTATATGGTGAAATGAATGAAAAAATTAATTCATTAGCAGGTCTAGATCTTAATCCATTAGTCAAAGAAATTGCCGCACAAAATATTAAAATTGAAGTTATGAATAAAACGATTCAAGTTTTAGAACTTGAAATCAAGGAGTTAAAAGCATCGAATAAAAATCCATTAGCAAACTAACATGTGGCGAAAGTGTATTTACTATTCTGCCATGGGTTTTTGCTTTTTACTAAAGGAGTGTAAATGCAATGAAACTAACGACCAATTTCAGCCTAGCCGAACTAACAGCGAGTCAGACAGCAGCGAGAAAAGGACTAAACAATAACCCAACTGCTGGTCAAATTGAAAATTTAAAAAGACTTTGTGAGTCTATCTTACAACCCATTCGTAATCATTATGATGCACCGGTCATTGTATCATCGGGGTATCGATCTGCTGAATTATGTATTCATATTGGTAGCACCATTAATTCACAACATGCAAAAGGTGAGGCCGCAGATATCCAGGTTATGGGTGTTGATAATAAAGCTCTAGCAAAATACATCAAAGAAAATTTAGATTTTGATCAACTTATTTTAGAATTCTATAAAGAAGAAGAAGGTCCACATAGTGGCTGGGTACATGTGTCTTATGTCGGTAAAGGAAATAGGAAGGAGTCGTTGACTGCAACTAGATCCGATGTTACTAAGAAGACAGTGTATTCACCATGGTAAAAGATAATAAACTTAGTCAATTTCTAGAATCCATAGACACGGTTCATGGACATTGCCCTCATTGCGGAGAAGAGTCTATTTTAGTTGCAATTGTGACCGACTATTATAGATGTACTATTTGTGGAGAAGATACAAAACAGTATATGAATGGCTCCATTAAGTATTTAAAAATTACAGAAGAGGATGAGAAATGGCTAAAAAATCAAAAGGATTCGGTGTCGACAATTACAAAAAGCGTAAAAGAGTAAAGCGCAAAGGCCGTCATTCTAAATCACCTAATAAACAATTTACTAAAAAGAAATCAATCGGCCAGGGAAAACCTAGATAAGGTTACCTTTTCTATCAATACACCACACGATGTGTTCTATAATTTCAACATTTTCTTGCCTAAATTTTGCCTTAATTTCATCGCCTATATTTTGTGCTCTTTCATAACAATCTTTAGCAACATATTCTTTGCTATCTTCCCAATAATTAAAACAACTCATACCCTGTTTTGAGTCAGGGTTTTGAATACAAAGTATGGCAAAAATAAAAAAAGTTTTCATACAAGTATTTTTAGTATGAATTTAGAATTACACAAGATTTAATCTTGACAGGACTAATTTAAAATCATATATAACATGTAAATAAATATGAAAGGAAGATATGACAGATATCACTAAATTTAAAAATGTATCTTTATCTAAAGATACATACACGAAAATAGATAGACTAAGGAGAGTAATGGTTCCCAATACGACTATCAGTCGAAGTCAAACTATTAATATTTTAGTTAATGAAAAAGTGAGTAAATTAAATGGGAAACTCTCACATAAGTAAAGTTACTCCATTAAATTTAGTTTCTTCACCGGAACTAAAATTATGGAGGGCTGTTTTAGCTGCCGCTGCAGAGGATGCAGTGAGTGAAGCGGATATGGATATCAAAGGAAATATGCGATATGTTCGTCATAAAAAAGAAGATCGTGATTATTTTCTAAACCCAACAAGAAGTTTTTACACGGTATGTAGAAACGCAGGTTATGACCCTGAATATGTCATAAGAAAGATGAGAAAAAAACTATGTTCGGATCAATTATATGTCCAAAATGCGAAGGTAACGGCTTTCGTAAAATTTTTAAAGACGAGTCAGAAAAACAAATGATCGAAATTGATTGTGCCTATTGCAACAGTCAAGGCGAAGTAGAAATAACAGAAGAAATCATGTCTGATCTCTTCTCAACAAGGAGAACTCAATGAAAAAAGCAAAAGAAATAAGAATTAAATTAGCTAAAAGAAAACAATTTATGAAAAAAATATTGCCGTATCTTTCGGTCATGTTTTTGTTAGTTGTTTTAATGTTACTTGTGGGGTGTGCCAAACCCGAAAAACAAAAACGAGATGTCTCACAATATCGCGTGGAACTTGGTAAAAAATGTCTTGTTAAAGAAGATGGGTCCGTAGCCTGGAGTTATGTCTGGATTGCAGATCAAAATGTAACTTTGGTTAAGTGTAAGTAATATGCCAGATAAAAAAGGAGACTCAGAAATTGTCATACCAACGTATCAAGGCATGGAAATTGTTTCTGCAAGAAATGAAATTAAAATAAAAATTATGTCAACCAATGGCACCATGACCATTAGGTGTTATCAACATCATTTAGAAGATGAAAAAAAAGATTAAATGGAATACCACCGAGTGTCGAAGAAAGTTAAATGAACAAACTTTATATGGACATTACTTATGGTGTAAGAAAGAGGGAAGAGATATAAATTGGTATGAGAAACAAAATAGCAAAAGAACTTTGGCAAGATAAACGCTACATGCAAAAGGTGTGTAAGAATAAAAAAGAACGTAAACATTATGAAAAAGTTTTAAAACGAATGGATAAGGAAGCGAAAGAAGTTATGAAAGGATACTTAGATCAATATGATTACGAATAATTTTAATTTAGATAGTAATTTATTTAATCAAAATATAAACAATCCTATTATTGAAATTGAAACAGAATTAAAAACCGATACACACTTTTTTTATTCTTACATTCCTAACTTTAAAGAAAAGTATGTTAATAATGAATTAGAGGCTTTAAAAAATTTTTTAAGTCAAAATTTAGATTCTCCCGACTTACCACAAATTATTAAGCCTACTGTTGTTGATATACAATACAATTATTCGGATCTTAATTTTAAAAATAAATATGGTGAACATATCAGATTTTTTGATGATGGAATCATTACAACAAGTCACCATAAACCAAAAATGTCGTTTGATGTCGCACTTCCTAGAAGGAGTGGAGATTTTTTAAATGGTACTGACAGTGATTCTAGCTCTTCTTTTGAACTTATGACGATTAATGGAAAATCTATTTTTTTTTCTGCTGATGAAGTAGAAAAATTATATAGCATGAGAAAAAATTTAAAACTTTACATTGTGTGTCCTGAATTTTCTAAAACAAAAGCATTATGTATTGAAATTAAAAATAATAAACACACCATAGATTTATTAGAATATATTCACGCTGAGTACAAAACTTATTTTGATCAAATCGTTAAACAAGTTAGTTTCTGTTATGCAAAAGAAATGCCAGAGGAATATGTGGAAGATATTTATTTAGAAACTTTAGGCATGTCTAGAGCAATGTATAATGCTCAAGATTATGTTAAATCTTATAATGTCGATAGCTTAAGATTAAGGTCTGTAACCGGTCGATCTGTTCTTCCTACTAAAAAAGAACTTTTACTTATGGGTTATAATCAACTCGTCATGCAAAACCTTATGACTTTAGCGGGATATGTTATCTCTTTTCAAAAGAGTGAAAATAAAGACAAACTTTTAAACATAATGAAAAAAGATAATGTTGTTGCGTATGAGATATTCAAAGAGGTTGACAAAGCCAAAACTGTTAAAGACATTTGTATAATGATCGTTCAGTCTGTGTTTAATAAAACTTTAGAACCAAAAGAATTTTCAAGTGTTAGACAAAGTTTAATGAATGCTTCAACTAAAGGAGTTACTTCAAATGATTATTTGCATGAAAATAAAGTTGTGATTTCTTTTTATTATTTATGGTCCTTACTATCCCTGACTAAAAAAGGAACGCATCTTCCTTTTGTCGGACCTATTGACTATCATCGAATGTCAGAAGGAGCAGCTTCTTTATATTGGCCATCAATGAACCATACTTTATTGGTTTCAGGTTGGATGGAACAAATTAATAGTTTTAAATACATGAATACTTTAGATTTTATAAAGGATTATCATGAGTTTGGTGATGATATACACTATACCACACTAAAACATGCCAGAGAAAAATTCGAAACTTTAGAAGGTGAACCTTTAGAGTTTGTTAATAAAGTCATTGAAGAAATTCATAATACCGGCACGGGAGAATATATTCCATATAATGCAGCTTATGAAATTAAAGATGATCCTCAATTTAAATACGTAAGATTTATTGAGAACGAAAGACTTATTATGTTTTTTGTAACAGACTATAATGAAGAAGTGTTGGTTGATGTTTACAACAAAGCAAAAAAACAATTTTGTTATTGGATTCTTAACACTCAAAAATTATCAGAAGAACAACTTCGTAGTTTTAAAAATGATCTTTATCCTAAAGTCATTAGTGCGATCAGGGATTGGAAAGTTTTAATTGAACGAGACTCCAGCATGACGTACCGAGGCAAAAGAGTTCCTAAAGGTGTCAACTCTGAAGTAAAGCGTTATATCTATCTACCTCGTGTAAGATATAAACGAGACCCCAAAAAAGTTAGACATTACTATAATGAAAATAAAATTTTAAGTGGTGAGCGAAGAGCCCATACCAGGAAACTCCCTGTAGGTGCCAAGCCTTCTAAGTTTCAATTGTTACTTGCTGAGCGAAATAATGTTCCTGTTCCACCAGGCCATACCTTTGTTAAAGAATCTTTGTGGGGCACCGGTATGACCAAGAAAAAATATATTTATCGTACGAAAAGTTTACACGGAATGTTATATGTCAACCCTGAAGAACAAGAAAAAGCTATTGAAATCAATGACTTATCTCCAGCTGGCTTTGAAGAACAGATGTCAAAGTTTATGGAAAAAAGAGGTTGGGAAATTGTTGCTAGAGATAATTATGATGGCGGTATTGATATTCGTGGGTTTAAAGAATTTAAAGATGGTGTCATTAAAAAACTTATTGTACAGTGTAAACATTGGAAGAAAGCGATAGGACCTGATGTGATTCGAGAATTGATTGGTGCTAAAGAAGTTGAAGATGATGGTTATGAAAAAGTGATGATGGTGATTACCAGCTCACGCTTTACTCCAGGTGCAATTGAAATTGCAAACAAACATGGAGTTGAACTTATTGATGGAGATCAACTTTTAAACGAAAGGTAAAAATATGTATACACAAAGAGCTAGAACACTTGGGACCGAGTTAATTGAGAAGTTTAAAGAAACAAGAGGCAATGATCCTGAATTTAGAGCGATGTTAAAAAGAGTAGAACTTGAAACTCGTAAAATGGAAATTGGTCTTTATAGAAAATCTAGAGTTATGTTTCCAGAGATGGTTCAAGATCTAAAAGATACAACTTACATTATTAAAGATTTAATTAAGGATCGAAAAATGGAACGTAAAAATAAATACATTACTTTATTTAGATGGATTAATCATTTTTTACATCCGATTAAAGCTTTTAAATATTGGAGAGAGGCTAAAAATATTGTGAATGAATATTTATCTTATCGCCAGAAAGTTTTAAGAACGTACGGGTTTTTAATCTATATGGACCACGCACCAGGGACTTATAAACAATCTAATATTCCAAGATTTAAAGGTGAGTTTGATTGGTATATTAATTTAATTAAACGAGGAAAGACGTGTATTGATGATTAAATGGAATAAACTTTATACTTACCCCACTTCAACAAGGTCCCTGATCCAGGGTCAAAGGCATTATGATGTTGGAACCGAGGATAAGCTACCGAGTGTCACGACCATCTTAGCGGCAACCCAGCCCCAGGAAAAAAGAGAAGCTTTAGAACGATGGAAGGCGCGCGTTGGCGCGGAAGAAGCCACAAGGACAAAGGACCAAGCAGCTTCCAGGGGAACGACAATGCATAAATATTTAGAAGGATGGTTAGAAAATAAACCTCATATTGATTTAACAGATACAGGCCAGCTTGCGGAGAAGATGGCCTATCAAATATACGACCAAGGTCTGCGAGATAAGTTGAGTGAAATATATGGCTCCGAAGTCACTTTGTATTATCCTGGTCTATATGCGGGTGCTACGGACGTAGTTGGAATTTACAATGGCTGTCCATCCATTGTTGATTTCAAGCAGTCCAATAAACCTAAAAGAAAAGAATGGATCCACGATTATGGGCTACAGCTCGCAGCTTATGCAATGGCCCATAATTATGTTTATGGAACAAAAATTACCCAGGGTGTAAATTTAATTTGTACGAAGGATTTAATGTATCAATATTTTATCTTTGAAGGTGAAGAATTTAGAAAGCTTCAGTATGAATGGTTAAAAAGAGTGGATCAATTTTACAATGAAAGGAGTGTTTCACGTGAAACATAATGCATATATAGAACACAAAATGAAAGACTTATCTAGTATATATAGGATGTATAATACAACTGAAGGTGAGATTAAAATAATGTGGTGCAACAAATGGTATCAAATGGTTAGAAAAATTGCAGCAGAAATCAAGAAACAAGGCAGAATAGAAGCTAAATTAAAGCAGAATTATGGCAAATAATGTCTGTATAGAGTATTTCTAGGGTCAAATGTTTTTTATTTTTTTAAAGTTTTCAAAAAAAGTTGTTTTTAGACTACAAAGCCTTGTTACGTTGAATTAATACAATGAAAACAATAACTTATCCTATTTTCTCTGTAGTTGCTTTGTACTACAAGCAAAAACAGACCGCTATTTTATTAGCTTTTTTGAACTACAGCTGTAGTACACTTAAAATACCGCATAAAAAGGTTACGTTGAATAAATTTGTTTATGGACGACTGGGGGCGATTTTTTTTGATTTTTTTAAAAAAAAATAAAAGTGCTTCAACCTAGAAATACTCTATATAGGGATATATGACTAAGAAAAAATCTAAATACCAATTATTGGTTATAAATAAAAAAAGATATTATTTTTATAAAATTACTTGGTTAGATATTTATGGAGATTCAGGTCATGCTGACGCATATGAAATGGATAAAATGAAGCCGGCTGTTATGGTTTCGCATGCTTACGTGTTTTTAAAGGATAAAAAGAGGTTGATAACGTTTTCAAGTTATGACACACAACAAGAATCATTTTCTGATCGAAATGTGTTTCCGATAGGATGTGTATTAAAAATGGAAAAACAAAACATCTAAGGAGGATAACATGAAAAAGAAATGTGCAATCTGTAAAGAAGAGTTCGAAGCTGCGAATGATTTTCAATCTATTTGTAGTGATGAATGCAAAGAAGAAGCTTTAAGGAAATTAGATTCTAATTCTGATGAGTGTCTTTCTTGTCAATAATTTCTGTAGTTTTAGACCTTTGTTCAGGATCCAATCTAATAGATTCTTGTTCGGTCTTAACTTTATCTTTTAAAGATTCAACAGACTCACCTTCCAGGATAGGCGAATACTGATCTAATACTTCAGCTATTCGCTTATCCAATTCTTCTTCAGATAAATCATCTAGCTTACCAGTTCTAATAATTTTTTGTTCTACATACAACCCAGCTGCCTTACCTCTAGCTATTTCTGCATTAACCGCAGCACTCCAGGCGTTAGCTTTTAAAGCTTGCTGTCTAATTTTAGCAAGTTCAGATATATGTCTTTCATAAGTTACATCATATTTTTTTTGAAATTCTTCTCTAAGTTCTCCAATATATTGAACTACCAGTGGGTATTTTTTTGGGTTAGTTAATTCGGAGGCAGTAATACTTGCTCTATCTTTTGAATAACCAGCTTCAATTGCACATTCATATTTAGTCTTACGACCTTCTTGCGTAACTAGCTCAAGAGCAAATTTCTTTTGTTGTTCTGTAAGTGTTTTAGGTAATCCCATTGACAGTGCCGTAACATTTTGATATTGAAAAGTCAAACAACTTTTGTTGGTTTTGTTTTACAGTCGTAGCGCCACATTGTGGTGGCGTTACATAAAAAGGAGATTAAATGGTAAAAGAATACGGAAGAAAGTGGGATGGTAGATCTAGAATACCTACTGAAGATTATAAAAAAAGGTATGATGAGATCTTCAAAACAAAAACACAAGACTTAGAAACTGAAGAAGAAATAATAATTAAGATGGAACAATTCTTCAAAGGTAAAAATGATTAGTGGTAAACTGTTTAGACAAGTTCTAGACAAACTATTGAAATCACCAGTAGCTCAGGAGGCTAGAGTGCAAGTTGCTTTTCCTAATGGTGATTACTATGATATCAAGGGAGTACAGCTCCTGGAAAACAAATTATTAGGAGCCCGAGAAACTCATCGAATTGTAATTACTATACAACCAGAACAGTGGAGAATGGGTAAAGCCATCAACAAACTGAGCGAATTTAAACTATAACACTTACGTTGAATTTATGGCAAAACCTGAGTCTCTTTTTTGGAAGGAAGTTAAGTCAAAATTAAAAGATTTTTCACTTACAAGGCTTGAAAGTTGGGCCTCCGCGGGGGTACCGGATGTGTTGGCATACAATAAAAATGGTACATTTTTCACTATAGAACTTAAAGTAGTTATTTGTAAAAAAATAAGATTTTCACCGCATCAAATTAGCTTCCATATGAGGCATACGGATAATACTTTTGTACTTGCCAAGGTCCTTGGGCAGAGAGCCCCAAAACTTTATGCAGGGATCCAGGTCGAGACTCTTCATTGGCAGGGCCATGAGCCTGTGGCCCCGATTGCTGAATCCTGGACCAAGATCATTTCAAAATTTAAAAATTTATAAAGCGGAGAGAAGAGCTTGTGGGCGGGACCCACCCAAGCTTGTGAGCTTGTGACCTTTGCGCTTGCGAGCTTGTGACCTTAAAATTTGTCCATGAGCCATGAGTAAACAATAAGCAACAATGCAATTGAAAACCATGGATATAAAATTAATATTAAAAATAAAGAATCCATTTAATGCTTGCGAGCTTCCTTGCGCTTGTGGTCCTCCTTCAACCATTTAAAAAATTCTCCAACCTCCTCCAGATAATCTGAAGGTAGGTTTTTATGGTCCTCTAAGAACCAAGGCAATAAGTCGTTTTTATTAATTTTTCTTTTTTTCATTGTCCTCACTTTCTGAGCTTGCGCCCTTTTTAAAGTCCCGGCTGTTCAGGGACCAGGTTACAAAACCGTCTTCGACTTCAGGTTGTGCTCCCATGTCCTCGAATAATTTTTGGAGGTCCTCGAGGGACCTCCATTTATTAGTGTTTACCATATGCTATATTTTTGACCTTCCTGCTCCAGCATTTACGGCAATCCATACATTTATTATCTTGCTGTGGAGCGGGGCAAGTGGACCTTTTTTTATCGCTAACAGTTGAAGTCCATGGCCAGAACTTAGCGGCCTTGCCGTCAACTTTGGTAGCTGATAATCTGATAATTAAATTTTTAGGAACCCGGGCCGCTGGTACTTTGGCCAGCATCCCTGCTTCTCGGGTCGGTAACCAGTGAGCAACGTCCGGAGTTAATTTACAAACTTTAAAAATTTTAAGTAAATGTTTAACGCTTTGAATATCACCGGAATCGTGCCATCTAAAAAATTTTGATTTCTTAGAATTGATTTGAACCGCCATTGCTTTGGCCCATAGTGGATGCTTAATAGCTTCAAGGCGCTTGGCCCCTGCTTCTCTAAAAGATTTAAATAAATAACAACCTTTAAGAGCGTAGCAGCCATGGCACGTGGTCCCCGGTACTTTGGCAAGCTTTGCGCCGGTCTTACAAGCTTGCGCCGGTAGACCGTAAGTAAAACCAGGCATCTTAGATGGCTTGCCTAGTGTATGCGTAATTTGTATTGCTTCTTTTGTATTCATAACTTCCTCACTTTCAAATCAAGTCTTAATATCCTAGAATCAAAGTCAACAAAATAAATTCACTTTATACGCGAACCGTGGGGAGTGCTTGTGGGCGGGACCCACCCAAAAAAACTTGTGGACTCGAGCGAGCTCGCCGCCCCCCCCCCCACAACTTATGCTTGTGAGCTTCTGCCTTACCAGGCTTGCGGCCTGGTAAGACTAGGAGTTAGTGATGAAAAGGACCCAGAGTACCACCATGACAGGCATCTCGTACTTTTTGCCTTACTGGACTGGATCCAGAGGCTTGGTCTGATGGTCGACACTTTAAGCATTATACTAACCAAGCCACTCGATCCAATTGGATCCAGTGGTCCATTAACCATTAATTATACTAACGCCTCGTCAGGCTTAATGGACTTAATGGACCACTGTATCCAAGTGGTCCAGGGAGCACACTCTATATCAAGGCTTTTCCTGGACCTTGGACCCCGTTGGCTCTGGGGTACCTCGGTTTGGATAAACCAACGATCCCAGAGTTATTCCATCCCTGGAACTTGAGAGAGTCAGCGCCGTACATCGTATCGCGACCTCGGATCCCTTAGGTAACTCACCTCAAGTCGGGTAATCTTTTATCTACATTACAAGGTTAATAAAAGATTAATTACAATATAATCATTTAAAATCCTATGTCAACTATTAATTAAAAATAATTTTCACTTTATAGTTGCATGGTAAGTGCATGTGGGCGGGACCCACCCAGAAAAAAAAAAAAAAAAAAAAAACAAATTTTTTATTTGACATTAATCATATATTATCCTATAACAAATATAAATTAACAAAGGAGAAAGAAATGAGTATAGAACTAATAGTATTCACATTATGCATTTTAGCAATTTGCTTAATTGGAATAATAGGGTGTATCTCTACTTTGGAAGAGATTGATGAACAAAACAAACGAGCAAGATTTGAGTTCAACGAAAGGAATAGAAAATGAACTGGGTACAATTACAATTAGATCTTAGAACAGAAGGTGTTGATATCGTTGAGTATGTTAAACAGTGGCTTCAATCAAACATGGAGGAGCCACCAGTGGAAGGCGTTGCAGAGGACAGTGCAAACCTTTTACAAAAAATAAACGAAATGGAGGAAGAATACTATGGATAAAGAACTATTAGTTGAAATCAGAGAAATTTATGGGGTTAAGAGAATTTACCCCATGAATGAATTAGCCAAGGGTTTCTTGGCCTTGGTCCAAGCTGCATATCCCCAGGCTAAGAAATGTTTAACCGAGTTGGAGTGTAAACGCATCAAGGCTCTAGGATACAGCATCAAGGTCCAAGCACAAGAACTGTAGCAAACAAGCAACAGGTGTTGCATAAAAGCAACACCTGTTAAGTGCATGTGGGCGGGACCCACCCATGAATAGAGGTACCAGGTGGTTTTGGTTTTTTGAATTTTTATATATGTCGATGACCCATTTACAAAAAGGGATCCTAACACCTACCCCTTTATTGCTTGATTTATATATTCATACACCATAAATAGTTTATGGTTCCATAAAACCTTAAATATGCTTGATATTAATAAAATAAAAAATCTTAATAGAATTAAAGACCCTAAAGTCAGAAAACAGGTCAAGTTAGATTTTCTTACAAAAATAAAAAAGCAAAAGGAGTCTCAGATCCAAACTGATTTTTTGACTTTTGTAAAACACATTTGGCCAGATTTTATTGAGGGTTCCCATCATAAAATTATTTCAGATAAATTTAATAGATTACAAACAGGAGAATTAAAAAGATTAATTATTAATATGCCACCCAGGCATACAAAATCAGAATTCGCATCTTACTTTTTGCCAGCCTGGATGATTGGAAATGATCCCAAATTAAAAATCATTCAAGCGACTCACACAGCAGAACTTGCTGTAAGATTTGGACGTAAAGCAAAAACATTAATTGACTCAGCCGAGTACCAAGAAGTTTTTACCACAAGGTTAAGAGAAGACTCAAAAGCTGCAGGACGATGGGAAACCGATAAAGGCGGTGAATATTTTGCTGTGGGTGTGGAAGGAGCTGTGACCGGAAGAGGTGCAGATCTTTTAATCATCGATGATCCACATTCCGAGCAAGATGTAAACTCTCCTACAGCTTTTGACAAAGCATACGAATGGTATACGTCAGGTCCACGTCAGCGTCTACAACCTGGTGGAAGAATTGTTTTAGTTATGACCCGGTGGTCCACAAAAGACTTGACCGCTCAGTTACTAAAAGCTCAACAAGATGAAAAAGCAGATAAGTGGGAAGTTGTAGAGTTTCCTGCTATCATGCCATCAGGAGAACCTGTATGGCCAGAATATTGGAAGTTAGAAGATTTAGAAGCAGTAAAAGCTTCTGCGGGTATTGCAAAATGGAATGCACAGTACATGCAAAATCCAACTGCAGAAGAAGGCGCTCTTTTAAAAAGAGATTGGTGGAAGAACTGGGAAGAAGATTATATTCCACCTTTGCAACATGTTATTCAAAGTTATGATACGGCTTTTACAAAAAAAGAATCTTCTGACTATTCTGCAATTACAACTTGGGGGATTTTTTATCCTGATCCGGATAGTCCAGCACATTTAATTTTAGTTGATGCCATTAAAGGTAGGTACGAGTTCCCTGAGCTCCGAAGAATGGCTCTTGAACAATATAACTATTGGAAACCAGAAACGGTCATTGTTGAAGCGAAAGCTTCTGGACTGCCCCTGACCCACGAACTTAGGCAAATGGGTATTCCAGTGGTTAACTTCACACCTTCAAAAGGAAACGATAAACATACAAGAGTTAATGCAATATCTCCAATGTTTGAATCAGGCATGGTCTGGGCTCCTTTGTCCAAGACTTTTGCTCAAGAGGTTGTTGAAGAATGTGCATCTTTTCCATATGGAGATCACGATGACTTTGTTGACTCTACCACCCAAGCATTGATGCGCTTTAGGCAAGGAGGCTTGATTGATCACCCAGAAGATTATATAGATGAACCTCAAACTCAGAGGAAGAAAAGTTACTATTGGTAATGGTGAAAAAGCTTACAACAACAGTGCCCCCGAAACAAGGACCAAGTTCCAAAGGCTTGAATGTTGACTATAATACTGTTAAGAATGTAAGATCGGAGAAAAAATTAAATGGCAGTAGACAAAGGACTTCCAAACGAAGTTAAACAATCAATTGAATTAGAGTCACCTGAAGAACTTAATGAAAAAGTTGTAGAGGTACAAGAAGACGTACCTAATGTTGAAGACACAGAGATTACCCCTTTATCAGATGGAGGAGTAGAAATTAACTTTGATCCAGGTGCATTTAGCCAGGCTCAAAGTCAAAATCATTTTGACAACCTAGCGGAACTACTGCCCGAGGAAATACTAATGCCGCTTGGATCAGAGTTATATTCAAACTACATGGACTATAAATCTTCAAGACAAGATTGGGAAAGAGCGATTACCCAAGGTTTAGATTTATTAGGATTTAAATACGAACAAAAAACAGAACCCTTTCAAGGAGCAAGTGGTGCAACGCATCCTGTGCTTGCAGAAGCGGTGACTCAGTTTCAATCTTTGGCTTATAAAGAATTGTTACCAGCAGACGGACCTGTAAGAACGGCGATTGTTGGAAAACCAGATCCTGCAAAAGAACAACAATCTCAACGTGTCAAAGAATTTATGAATTATCAAATTATGGATGTGATGAGTGAGTACGAGTCTGAATTTGATCAAATGTTATTTTATCTACCATTACAAGGTTCTGCATTTAAAAAAGTCTACTATGAAGCAACGATGGAAAGAGCGGTTTCAAAGTTTGTACCTGCAGATGATTTAATCGTACCTTACACGGCAACATCACTGGATGACGCAGAAGCAATTATACACCGCATCAAAATTTCTGAAAACGATTTAAGAAAACAACAGGTCGGTGGTTTTTATAGAGATATTGACCTTACTCCTGGTTATGACAATGAATCAGATTTAGATAAAAAAGAACACGAATTAGAAGGAACAAGACAATCTGGAAGACAACAAGATGTCTTTACAATTCTTGAATGTCATGTCAATCTAGACCTTGAGGGTTTTGAAGATCGCAGACCCACTGGGGAACCTACTGGTATTAAATTACCTTACATTGTAACGATCGAAGAAAACTCTCGTTCGATATTATCTATTAGAAGGAACTATGAAATACAAGATCCTCAGAAAAAAAGAATTAACTATTTTACACATTTCAAATTTTTACCAGGTCTTGGTTTTTATGGTTTTGGTTTAATTCATATGATTGGCGGACTGTCACGCACAGCAACCGCAGCTCTAAGAAGTTTACTTGATGCTGGAACTTTATCCAACTTACCAGCTGGATTTAAAATGAGAGGTATACGAATTAGGGATGATGCACAATCGATACAACCTGGTGAATTCAGAGATGTCGATGCTCCTGGTGGAAACATTAAAGATTCATTCATGACGCTTCCATTCAAAGAGCCAAGTGCAACATTGCTTCAACTTATGGGTGTCGTTGTACAAGCCGGTCAGCGCTTTGCATCTATTGCTGACATGCAGGTAGGAGCGGGAGATTCTAGAGCTGCAGTGGGAACGACAGTTGCATTGCTCGAACGTGGTAGCAGAACAATGTCTGCTATCCACAAAAGATTATACGCGGCGCTCAAACAAGAATTTAAATTATTAGCAAGAGTATTTAAACTTTATTTACCGGCTGAATATCCTTACGAAGTAATAGGTGGAGAAAAACAAATTAAACAAACAGACTTTGATGATAAGGTGGATGTATTACCTGTTGCAGATCCAAATATTTTTTCACAAACGCAAAGAATATCTTTAGCACAAACCGAGTTACAACTTGCACAATCAAATCCACAAATACATGATATGTATAAAGCGTACAGAAATATGTACGAAGCTTTAGGTGTTAAAGATGTAGATTCTATTTTAAAACCACCTGTACCTGTTGCACCTATTGATCCTGCACAAGAACATATTAGAGCATTGGGCGCACAACAGTTTCAAGCTTTTAAAGGCCAAGATCATAGAGCCCATATCACTGCACATTTAAACTTTATGGGAACAAATATGGCAAAAAATAATCCTGTCATTAATGCAGCATTAGAAAAAAATATTTTTGAACACATTTCTCTTATGGCACTAGAGCAAGTTGAAATTGAATTCATGAAAGAAATTCAAATGATGCAACAAATGCAACAAAACCCACAAGCCATGATGAATCCAATGATGCAACAACAGATGCAAGCTTTAAATAATAAAATTGAAGCAAGAAAAGCAGAACTCATTGCAGATATGATGGAAGATTTTCAAAAAGAAGAAAAGAAAATTAATGGTGATTTTGGTAATGATCCGATTGCGAAGCTAAGAGCAAGAGAATTAGACATCAGAGCTAAAGATGATGCAGTCAAAGCACAACAAAACGAAGAGAGACTCAATCTTGATAAGATGAGAGCGATGATGAACCAGATGAATCAGGAAGAAAAGCTTGAACAAAACGAAGATTTAGCTGAACTTAGAGCTGCAACATCGATTGCAAAGACAGAACTTGCTAAAAGAAGACAAAACTAATGGCTAGAGGTCAGAAAAAAGTCGAAAAAGTGATGAGAGAGTTTAAAAAAGGTAAACTTCCTATTGGAAAATCGAAAAAAAAGGTTACAAATAGGAAACAAGCAATTGCAATTGCGCTTTCAGAGGCGGGATTGTCTAAGACTAGGAGAAAAAATGGAAAAAAACAAAAAAGCTAAGACAGAAGTTGGTTATCCTAATGGTGGAAAGGAAATTCCTACACCAAAAGCAGGTGAAAACCCAACAGTAACTGTTAAAGGCACCAAAACTTTAAAAAAACAAACAGCTACCTGGTACTAACATGTGGTTACAGGCAGCTAAACTAGCTTTTCAAGCTGGCTCACACATTTTTAAAAAACGTCAAGAGACTAAAATGCTCATGGCGGATGCACAAATGCGTCATGCTGAAAAAATGGCAAGAGGTGAGGCTGATTATCAAGGTCAATTGTTGGAAGCAAGACAATCGGACTGGAAGGACGAAGCAGTTTTAATAATTTTAAGTTTGCCCGTAGCTATTTTGGCTTGGGCAGTCGTAAGTGAGGACCCAGCAGCGATGGATAAGGTAAAACTTTTCTTCGAGATGTTCTCGCAGCTCCCGTCATGGTTTACAAATTTGTGGATTCTCGTCGTTGCGAGCATTTATGGCATTAAGGGTACACAAATCTTCCGTAATGGTGCAGGTAAAAAATAATGCCAGGTGAATTTACAAAAAAATTTAGAGAATTAGGTAAACGAGGAGCCTCTGGAAAAGAATTTAAAGCGTTATATAAAAAAATGAAAGAAGAAAAAGATTATGATGAAGAAGACGTTTTTGATCTTGACCCAAGGATGGAAGAAGTATTAAGAAGGTATGAAAAAAACGGTGGCCTGGTAAGATCAGGAAAACCTAAACTAGCAAAGAAGGGATGGAAATAATGTTAAAAAAAATAAAACAAAAATTATGTGAAATCGTTTGTAAGATTTTTGGTATTACACAATGTTTGTGTGATCATGATTGTAACTGCAAAGGAGAAAAATAATGCCGGGTAATTTAAAACCAGTACCAGCAGGTAAAAAAGGAAAAGGATTAAAAAAACTTCCAAAACCTGTAAGAAACAAAATGGGTTTCATGAAAAAAGGTGGAAGAGTTATGAAATCTAAAATGAAAAAGGTGAAGTAATGGCAAAACTTTGTCCAAGAGGAAAAGCTGCAGCGAAGCGTAAATTTAAAGTTTATCCTTCAGCGTATGCAAACATGTATGCATCAGCAGTTTGCTCAGGCAAAGTCACACCAGGTGGTAAGAAACGAGTAAAGAAAGCTGAAGGTGGAAGTGTTTTATCTAAATTAAAAAAATCTGATCCCGACAAAAAATTAAGACAAAAAGGAAACCTTCCTCCATTAAAAAAAATCGCAAAAGGTTGCGGTGCTGTAATGTCGAATAGAAGAAAAAAAACTCAATATGTCTAAAGAAGGTGGCCTAAGAAAATGGGTAGCAGAGAAATGGGTCGATATAGGAGCGCCGAAGAAGAACGGCAAATATCAACCATGTGGAAGAAGCAAGGGGAGCAAAAGGAAATATCCAAAGTGTGTCCCGCTTGCAAAAGCTCGCTCCATGAGTGCTTCACAAAAGGCGAGTGCGGTCAAACGAAAGCGCCAAGCGTCGAACACTGGCCCTAAACCTAAAAACGTTGCAACTTTTGCAAAAAGAGGTAAAAAGAAATAATGGCAAGAACAAGAGATAGACAGCCCCCTAAAACTAAAAAATATTTTCGTTCGACAAAGTCGGGCGCTGGGATGACAAGAGCAGGTGTCGCCCGTTATAGAAGAGAAAATCCTGGCTCAAAACTAAAAACAGCGGTCACTGGTAAGGTCAAGCCAGGATCTAAAGCTGCAAAGCGTAGAAAATCATACTGCGCTAGAAGTGCCGGCCAAATGAAACAATTTCCGAAAGCAGCAGCAGATCCTAATTCTAGACTACGCCAGGCTAGAAGAAGGTGGAAGTGCTAACATTAGAACAACTCGTAGTAAAACTTAGAAAAGAACTTAGAGAAAATTACCAGTCTATTGGTGATTCTATGATTGCAGGTGGTGCAACAAATTATGAAAACTATAAATATCTATTAGGTCAAGCACAAGCTTACCAACAAATAGATCAAGCCTTAACAGATATTTTAAACCCAAAAAAAGAAGAGGAGAAAGATGACGGACAAAACAATAACATCGTCAAATTCGGAAGAAATTCCGAAGACTAAGCTTGCGTTGGAAGAAAAGTACAACAAGCTAGATGAAGACAAAGACGAAGCGTATGAACGTTTAAAAACAAAAGAAGAAGATAAACTTCCTAAACCAACTGGTTGGAGAATGATTGTATTACCATTCAAGATGCCTGAGAAATCAAAAGGTGGTTTATACTTTGGACAAGAGACTTTAGAAAAACAACAAGTGGCTTCTACTTGCGGATTAGTATTAGCGCAAGGACCACATTGTTATGATAAAGAAAAGTTTCCTGAGGGCCCTTGGTGCAAGGTCGGTGATTGGGTCATCTTTGCACGTTATGCAGGCTCCAGGATACAAATCGATGGCGGCGAAGTAAGAATACTTAACGATGATGAAGTGCTTGCTACCATTGAAAACCCAGAAGATATACTTCATCAGTATTAACATAGGAGAACACTATGCAAGAACAAGAAAAGACAGTTGACATAGATACATCTGGTCCAGGTGCCGAGGTAGAAATACCAGAAGAAAAAACACCCGAAACAGAAATAGAGGTATCTCATGAAAAAACTGAAGACAACAATACTGAGTCCAATGACTCAGCTGAGAAATCTGATGAGCAGCTTGATGTTCAAGCTGAACCAGATGATAAAGAAAAAAAGAAAGAATTAGAAGAATACTCAGAAGGAGTTAAAAGAAGAATTGCAAAACTAACTAGAAAAATGCGTGAGGCGGAACGAAGAGAAGAAGCCGCAACAGCTTACGCAAAATCTGTGTTAGAAAAGCAAAAACTTCTTGAGGGAAAAATTTCTAAATTAGACACAAGTTATGTGTCTGAAATGGAAAATAGACTAAAAGCTTCTATGGAAGCTGCAGTTTCAAAATTACAAAAAGCCAGAGAAGATGGTAATTTGCAAGATGAAGTTACAGCTCAAACTGAGATATCAAGACTCGGTTATGAAGAAGCAAAACTGCTTGATATGAAAGCTAGAGGAACTGAAAAAGAAGAACCTACTGCAACATATCAACCAGAAAAGAACCCAACAAAACAAGAAGCGCCTATTAATCCTGATCCAAAAGCTCAGGCGTGGGCTTCTAAAAATGAATGGTTCGGTAAGGATGAAGCAATGACTTATACAGCCTTTGCTTTACATAAAAAACTAACAGAGGAAGAGGGCTATGATGCTCAATCTGATGAATATTATAATGAGATTGATAAAAGATTAAAGCTTGAATTCCCGCATAAATTTGGTAAGGTAGAAACTCCAACGACTGAAAAACCTACTCAGACAGTAGCTTCGGCTTCTAGAACAAGTAGAACAGGCCGCAAAGTTGTGAGACTCACGCCGTCTCAAATGGCAATTGCTAAAAAATTAGGTGTGCCGCTTGAAGAATATGCGAAACAATTAATCACGAAGGAGTAAATGCATATGGAAAAAACAGAAGACAAAAGAACTTCTCGTGCGAGCCAAACTAGAGAAAAAGAAACTCGAAAAAAAGTTTGGACTCCACCGTCATCTTTAGATGCACCACCTGCGCCAACAGGTTTTCGTCATAGATGGGTAAGAGTAGAATCAATGGGCTTTCAGGATACTAAAAATATCGCTGGAAGAATAAGATCAGGATACGAACTTGTTCGTGCTGATGAATACCCGGATTCAGATTATCCAATTATCGAAGATGGTAAGTACGCAGGAGTGATCGGAGTTGGGGGCCTTGTGCTGACAAGGGTACCGGAAGAGATCGCAAAGTCTAGAGCTCAGTATTATGCTGAACAAGGCATAGAGCAAGACAAAGCAGTTGATAACGATCTTATGAAGGAACAGCATCCAAGTATGCCTATCAATGTTGACAGGCAGACTCGTGTAACCTTCGGTGGTTCGAAGAAAAGTTAATTTTTTAACGATTCCAAAACCTCCGGATAAACTAAACTTTACTGAGGAGTAAAAAACTATGGCAAACAAAGACGCTGCTTTCGGATTGAAAGCAATCGGAAAAGTTGGTCAGAATAGAGACGCTCAAGGTTTATCCGAATATAGCATTGCAGCTTCTGCAGACGCAATTTACCAGTGGGACCCAGTCGAAATGGCTGCTACTGGTACAATTACAGTTGCAGCAGCAGGCGATGTATTATTAGGATCACTTAATGGTGTCTTCTATACTGATGCTTCTACAAGCAAACCAACATGGGCAAACCATTTGGAGGCTGCAAATACTGCGACTGACATTGTCGGTTTCGTAGCTGATGACCCTTACCAAAGGTTTGAAGTACAATCTAACAACGCTGGTGCTTCTGCACAAACGGATGTTGGAAATTTAGCTGATATTGCATACACAGCAGGTGCAACACCTAACTATGTATCAAAAGTAGAACTTGATGACGCTTCATTAGGTACATCTACTGGTCAGTTAAAAATCTTGGGTGTTTCTAAAGATCCAGACAATTCAGACTTAACAGCAGCAAATGTTAACTGGGTTGTAACGATCAATGAGCACTTCATTAAACAAATAGCAGGCATATAATAGGAGGATATGAACTATGGCCATTTCTAGAGGACAACTAGTTAAAGAACTAGAGCCAGGTTTGAATGCACTATTCGGCCTGGAATACAAACAGTATGAGAATCAGCACGAACAAATCTATGTGAAGGAAACTTCTGACAGAGCTTTCGAAGAGGAAGTAATGTTATCAGGATTTGCTCAAGCGCAAGTTAAAGCTGAGGGTTCTGGTGTTGCTTTTGACAATGCTCAAGAGACTTACACTGCAAGATACACTCACGAGACTATCGCTCTTGCATTCTCAATCACTGAAGAAGCTATTGAAGATAACTTGTATGACAGACTCGCGTCTAGATATACAAAAGCGTTAGCACGTTCAATGGCACAAACAAAACAAGTTAAAGCG